CCAATAATCACATATAAAGGAAAAATAAGAACAAAAGGAATTACCTGTCTCATACCAATACTTCATCTGAAAGTTATAAAGACCAACAAACTTATTGATACGATAAGAGAATAATAAGAAACCATCCTTATAAACACTAAAGGTATAGATACCATTATCATACTTCAACTTAATGTGTTGAGGTAATTCTAATTGAATGTCCTTCATGGTACAATCAAATAAACTATCACCACCTCTAAAGGATGTGATCTTGTTTCTGTAGTATATCACAGGTGGTCGGTATGAGTTGTACACTTTGTCTGTGATGGTGTGGATCGATGTCATATTTTTAATTTTAGAACACACTCGGATCATCCTCGTGGTTTGTAACACAAAGATACACACTACTACTAACACTGACAAATATTTTTTAAAATTTTCTAATTTTTTTTTAATTTTTGTGATGAACGGTTAAAATTACGGATAAGTGGTGTAATATCCCCAAAAACAACCTGAACGACGACCGAAGGGAGGAGGAAAATGGTACAAGTTTTTCTATTCCCCTAAAGTCTACACCCACGGTAGACTATTATACCCTACTAAATTAGTAGACCATTCAGGTGGGGTTGTGTCAGTCATGACGGGTGGGGTAGTAAGGATCAGTGAATATTGTCTGGCAAGAACCGTTCACCCGATATTGTCTGGCAACAATTATCTCCCTCCCTATCGGTCGGTCGTCAGGGACCATATTAAAATCAATTCTATGGGGGGGTTTATAGGGGATAAAATCGACGATCTATAATGGGTAGTACTAACACCTCACCTGAAGGGTCGACCGTCAGGATCGACCCGTAATAAGGTCGGGTATAGATGGGGATAGTTTGTGGATAAAAAAGATGGTCGGGGTTTGGTTGCTTGGAAGTTTTTTGTTAAAAACTAACCCACCCTTCGTTCAACGGATTCCTCCACACCTGAGGGTCATTTACTCCTTCCTTTCAGTCAGTCGGTCCTAAAGGACAATTCCCCGTCTTCGACAGGGGTAAATTACGGTCCCCTCTAACGAGGGTTCCTTCATCCTGTTCAAAAAATGTGTATAACTAATTTGGTCGGTTATATAATTCTCCATTGGTCATGAGTCAGATTAAAGGGTAAATAAAAAACCCCATAAGGGGGTTTAGTAAAATGAAAATTCAATATTATGTAAAATCCGTATCCGGAATTTTTTGTTCTATACCTGAGGGTTATTTAGATTCAATCTGAGCATAACAGATTGCAAGTAATTGTTCTTGAGGTTTATCTTCACCACCGATTGCTTTCATGCAACGAGCAATGAATTGATCCTTATTTTCATTTTGCATTGGTTTTGGAATAATGAATGCTTCCTTCTCTTCATTTAGATGATCGGTCGGAACCTTTTCCATTTCCTCAGACATATTTTTAATTGCTCCACAAACTTTTGCAGCACCTTTTTCACCATATTTGTCCGTATTATCCGCAATACATTGATCCCAGGGATATGATTTAAAATCAAACTCAGGTTTTGTTTTGGTTGCGTCACCATTTTTATTTCCATCAGCATCAAAGCGTAGTTTGATGATCTGAGCAAGTCTTTCTGTGTTCATAATTATTTAAGTGTTAATAGATACATTGTTTCAGCAATTAGGGTTGCAATCTCATCAATTTGGTTTTGAACCCAAGTTTCAGATGATACCGATTGTCTGTTCTTTTGAACAAAATCGTATAGTGCTTTGAAGTAGGATGCTGACTTTCCTTCTTCCCAATTTATTAATGGTTTTGTGGTCCAGTCCAATACACGTCCATTACAACCTTGATAGGATTCAGTTAATCCATCAACCAACTCAACGATCTCGTCGTAGTAATTGTTCAACGCCTTATGTTCAGCGTGTGATGTTGTTTGAAAGTGAAATATATGTGCTTGTGTTCCTGATTGTAAAATGACGCTTGCAAATTCGTTAAAGTTCATTATTTCTTATTTTTAAAACTATTATATGATGAGATTATTACACCAACTGAAACCTTTCCTTCTGTTTCAAGTAACATTCTTTTTATATATTCCTGTAACATTTCTCCTTGATTTGGGTTACTCATAAGTTAAATATTAATAGCAATCGGGACAATTGCGGTATGCATTATCCATTTCTGAATATACACTTATTCCCTGGTTTTGAATATCACGTAAGTTCCAACCTTTACGAGTTGAGTGACGTAAGAATATTCCATTATTATATTTTTGGATTCTATCAGGAATCATACCATGCAATGTTGATGCTGTCAAATATTGAGGGAACTTGTTCTGTCCACGTCCAATCAATAGATAATCCATCAATCTCTGAAGATAAAAGTCTGCTCTACTCTTTTGTACGTTACGTAGATACTTCATAGTTTCAATATCAACAGACTTTGCATTCTCCATACTACCTTCAACAATACCTCTATTCATTGTTCTATACATAATCTGAGGGATTGCATTGAAATATGCGGTCTGTATTAAGAATGGTTGTATATATTCATTCACAAGGATTGTTTCATCAGCATTCCACGTTGTTGTTCCATCTTGTAAGATTCCATCCAATAAATGTTTGTAGAATAAAGTTCCCAATATTGTTTGAAGATCAATATCCTGTGCGATCTGAATTTCTGCTTTAAGAACATCCATATCAACATTTTTGTTAATATTTGTATAGTTCTTCAACTTAACTTCACTGATCAGTAATTTTCCTATTGCCATTTTAGTTATTGTTTAAATTTGGATAATTTGGTTCAGGTCTATTTTGTTCGTTATGACCTGTTTTAACTGGAGGAACCGGTTTTGGATTGTTCTCATCATCTGTTGGAACAATTGGAAGAGGTTCGTAGATAGATAATTGTTTAATCTCAAGAGTTGTCTTCTTTCCAAAGAATAAGGTTAATAATTTATTGAACACCGGTAATATTTCATCTTGATATGGTTTAATAACCATACGAGCAAAGTACTCACTATGGTCAATTATCTCATTCCTGCTACCCAATTTACCAGGTGTAGAAATACCAAATAACTCTGCAGAAGACACACGATGAGAAGACAGAATAGACCTACTAATATCTTCATAAAGACTTTGGTAATAACTGTCGTGATCATTACGAGGGATCTGTACAATATCTGGAGACTGTTCTTTACTTTCATTAAATGATACAATTGCTTGACCGGCATTATCAGTTCCACCATATTGTGATTCCAATGCACGTACCAATATACGTTGTTCTTCCTCACCAGGGATACCGTTATTATAATTAATCCATAATGAAGGAACCATACCTTGACGTAGGTTATTCATATGGAAGTTTTTAATCTCAATATCTATTTCAATACTACGTTGTCCGGCCGACCAATCCGGAACTGGGTAGTACGATAAACCAGGTTGGTAAATCTTAAAATAAAATATTTGAACTGGTTCTTTTTCATTCTTGTTGAACGCAGGAAATGATTGTGGTGGATACTTTCTTGTATCTTCCCATTCAGGAGAATAATAATAGGTATCAACTTTATCCGTATCAGGATTAATCTTTCCCGATCTAATACGAGAAAAATCCAAATGATATATTTCAGCAATATTCTTTCTATCTCTGCTCCATACAATGTTTAATGCAAACCCACCGAATAACATAAAATCCAACATACATTTTCTCATAATGTCTGTTACATTCTCATCACCGTTTAATAATTCCCAAACTGCGTCAGGATTATCATCAGAATAAATCTCATCACCTAAGATTTGATTTACTTTTGATTTAACGATTGCTTTATGGATTGCACAGTTGTCATATAACTCAATAAAATATTGAGGTAATAAATTGTTCTGACCATAAAATACCCAAGGAGAACGATTTAATATTTCAGAAAATACGGGAAATGATGCCGTTCTGAAGTTTATGTTTTGTAATTGAAATTTCTTTATCTCACTCATAATTAATCTTGTATGTAAATGTAATTTTCATTCTCTTCATTTTGTGAAACATATTCTGTAAATGGTTTGCTCTCTTGAACACCATTAACGTTTGCAATGGTTACATAAACCAATTGATCTGTATCACCATAAATGTTGAGATTATATTGTCCTTCATAGATCAAATCATCTGTTGTAAG